GGCCATTCATCCTCATTGGAGGGTGTGTACATTCGGCAAGCGCACCCGCACCAACCACTACCCTCGCCTGCGCCCCTGTGATCGTTGTACTCCGCGATGGTTTTCATCGGGTCGCTTCCGTAGGTCAGGCACCGGATGCAGCATTTGCAACCGTCGCCACCGTCCACGTCGTCCGTCGTCACATACTTGCCGTGCGATCTTTTTACGCGCCCGACTCGATGTTTCGGCACCTTATGGTTCGGACACCCAACAAACGCGCACTCGCAGTTATTTTCGCCGCGCCATTGCTCGATGGCATCCCGGTTGTAGTTGTAGGGGTCGTTTCCCGCGCGGTACTTGGTGTTCACCTTCCAGTCGTTCGCTTTTTCGTCCAGCACCCAAAAATCATCCGGAGCCGGGCACGGATGTTGCGGCACCTGCGGCGTTTCCACGATCTCCTCTTTTTTCTCCGTCTCAAACAGGGTCACCAGTTGTTTCCATATGTCGGAATTTTCGAATTCTTCGTAGGTCATGCGGGAAACGCCGAGATCGTTCCAAATTGTATCCCAATCCCCAAAGTTCCAGTTGTCGAGGTTTTTGAGTGCGTTCTGCGCCTGTTCCTTTGTGTCGAACGGCCCGAGCGGCCCGGTGTACACCCCCTGCAGATCCTTGGGGGTGAATGTTATCACCGTTTCCTTACCAAACTTGTTGCGGCGGGTGAAGGTTATCTGCCCAACGGTCACCGTGGTTTCGCCGTTGATCGTATAAACCACCTCATCGTTGGCTGCGTTCACGGTCGGTAATAGCAGCGACAACATGGCGCGAACCGTCAGCGGGGCGTTCGCGGCCGGTAGCAACGCGGCAAGGCAACGCGCCGGAAGTGTTGTCGAACGGAGCGCAATGTACTTTGTCCGGTCTTCTGTTAGATACAACAGGGTGTCGCCGTCTATCCCCATACGCCACGCCCTACCGGATGTATCGACGGCCCAGAAGTGGCCCATCCGCACGGCCTTCGTAGAAACCACCCCCAGCGCGTTCGTCGTCGTCTGTGTCACGGTGTAGGGGGTCGCGTAGATCGTCGAAACAAGATCGTTTGCCGCGTTGTGGTAAACGCCTTGGTCGTCGCGTGCGTAGAACGTGCCGACGGGGATCTCCGCGACGGTAGACGCGACAACCTTCAACGCCGGATGCGCGCCGATCTCCGTGGTGATTGTGCATGTAGCCGTGCCGCCCTCTTGGTCATCGATCCATGTAGTGGGAACCGTAGCCGTCACCACGTGGTTCGTGCTGTTCTGCGGACGTAGCGCGGACAACTGGCGGCGCACCCATTCCTGTGTCGCGCCCTTGCCGAACGCAGAAAATGCGGCGAACGCCGCCGCAACGATTATCAAGGATTTTCTCATTTTTTACTTCTCCCCGTCTTCGCTGATTCGTTCAAACTCGTAGGTATATTCGCCGGTTTCGTCCATGACGGCGACGCAGTTCACCCAGCCGCCGTCGCGCGTGGGCATTTTGGCGAACGTGACGGGCGTACCCGGCGAGGGTGCGGCGTCTCCGGGCGTGAACGGCTGGACGACGCACCGGCCGCGTCCGAGCGCAACCGCGTCGCCGTCTTGCATGCCGTGCAGCTCGTAGAGGAAGTCGCCGGTCGCGTCGAAGGCCAACGCCGGAACAGTCACGCGCCACTCGCCGGGAACGGCAAGAGACACGCCGGGAAAGTCGCGGAACGACTGACCGTCGGCCGAAACGATGCGAAGGAATACACCCGATGCGTCGCCGGGGATGCCGATCGCCTTCAAGCGGTACGCGGAAAACTGCCGCGCAAACAGGGTCTGCAGCGGGAAGTTGAGCCGATTTACTTGAACTTTAATTTTTGCGTTCATGTTTTTCTCCTAATTGTCACAACTGGTCGATGTTCACCGATTCGGTGCGGAGGGTCTGCTTGTGGACGCGCTGGATCGTGCCGAAACGGTCAAACTCGCATTTTCTCCACGCGATGGAACGGCTCACGCCGTCGCCCCATGAATCGAACGGCAAGTAGCAAGTGAAACCCTTGTTGCTTCCGCGCGTCCATTCCGTCTGAAGGAGCGCGTTCATGGCGTGGCCCGTCGAAACCGTGGAATTTTCCTCGCTCGGCGTTTCAAACTCTTGAAACTTCGTCTCCTTAATCTGCAACGCCTTGCGGACTGCGTCGGGGTCGATTTCGATGATAATGGGCGCAGACGCGGACGGGCGGTTGTTCTTGCGTATCTTGACACCCAAACCGCCGATGAGCGAATTAAGGAAGCCGCCGACCTTGTTGAACCACTCCGTGCCGATGGCGACGATGGGCGTTCCGGGCTTGAAGTTGTCGGTGACGTGAAACGAACTCATAATTCCACCTCGTAGTTGGTGACACGTTCGGAAATGCGAAGTGTCCAGAATTTAGTCCCCATGACGGGGATGCGCTCAATTTCGCGCGAATAGGTCTCCAGCGGATTCTCGCCGCCGGTGAACGTGGTCGCACACGAAAGGGTGACGGAAGAGCCGTCAGCCAACGTCACCGTGCCGGTGTAGTGCGCGTCGGCTTTTGACAGACCGACAATTTCGCGCGTCTTCTCGACGACTGTACCTATCAGCATTTGCCGCCGCCAACTTGTCGGCACTCCGTCCACAATAACGGCCGGCACCAGTTCCGCGCCAATCAAGGTGCGATATTCGCGCTGGCGCACAATTCCGCGATCGCCCGTCGTATAAGTTGCGTACCCCATTATTCACCGCCTTTCATTGACAGAAGTTCCTCCAGTTTTTCGGCAAGTTCCGCCGTGTTGCGCTCAATCTCGGAGAGGTGGCGTTCGGCGTTCTGCTTCTCTTCACGCGCCAGCGCGACACGGCGCACCGCTTCGTCGTCGACTGACAGATTTTCGGCTTCGCGCCAGTCGCGGTGGCGGCTTTTCAGTTTTTCAAAGTCCTTCTCAAACTGTTTGAGGGCTGCGGCGTTCGCCTTCTCTTCGGCCATTTGCGCGGCCATTGAGTCCTTGTCACGATACCAGCCCCACGCCTGTTGCAGTTTCGCGTCGGCCGCAGCGACGTTGTTGCGCATCTCAGCTTCGGCTTCGCGTTCGGCGTTGAGGAGGTTCTGATGGTTGCGGATCTTGTCGGCATACTCCTTCTGCAGTTGGCGTTCGCGCCGTGCCGCTTCCTGTGCGTCAAGCCGGGCGCGTTCGGCGGCGGCCTTTTCGGCGGCCTTCTTTTCCTCTTTGGCTTTCTTCTCGGCGGCGGCCTTCGCGTCGGCTTCGTCCTTCTTCTTCTGCGCGTCGGCGAGGTTCTTCTTTATTCGCTCTTCCTCTTCGGCTTCGCGCTTCGCCTTTTCAGCTGCGGCCCGTTCTTCCTTCTCGCGCTTCTCACGGCGGACACGTTCGCGGATTTCCTCTTCCTTCTTCGCTTCATGCTCCTCGTCGCTCTTGTTGTCGTCGGCCGCCCATTTGTACGCGGAACCCAGCAAGCCGTTCTCGGCCGCCTTGCCCAGCCAGTGGCCCTTGGCGACATTCTTGGCGAAGACTTCGCCGCCTTCACGGTTCGCTGCGGCAAGCGCATCAAGAACACCCTCGCCGTTTGCGATTCCGGCGGCGGCACGCGTGACTGCGTACCCGGCACTCTGAATCGTTCCCTTGCCGATGGCCCAAACGTCGGAAAGGCCGGACTTTTCCCATACCCACTTCAACGCCTTGCCGACGGCCGACGCTCCTTCCTTGACGATGTTGAAGGCTTCGATGGTCTTGTTCGCCCAAACCTCGATGGATCCGTTTTCTTCCAATTCCTTCGCCGCGTCATGGACTGCGGAAAGGCCGCCTTTTGCTTCATCCATGAGCGCATTTCCGAACGCGCGGACGATGTTGTCCCAACGGCTCTGAATTGCACCGATAAGGCCGTCTCCCGTCTTTTCGGTTTCGGCCATTGCGCCCTTGTAGCGGCTGAGTTGCTTTTCGACTTCCGCCCAAAGTTGCGCATTTGACGCTCCCGCGTCTTGCAAGTCTTGAAGTTTCTGCGCGACTTCCGGCGTAATAACGCCCATGTTGCGCAACTGCATCACGGCGCGTGACAACGGCTGGCCGTCTCGAATGAAGGCATACATTCGGCCGACGGCCTGGCCGAGTTCCTCTATCGAATAACCGGTGGCCGCCGCCGTGTCGCCGATGAGTTCCAGCGACTTCTTGTAGCCCAACGCGCCGTCAGTCATTCGCATGAGCGCACGGGAAGCCTTGGCGAAATCGTCAAGGCCGAAGGGTGGCGTGTCGCCCAATTCTTTCAAGTCTTGCATGTGTCGCTTGGCTTCGTCGATGTCGCCGATGAGCGACTTAAACTGCGTGGTCTGCGTCTCGAACTTGAACGCCGATTTAAGCCCGGAACTTGCAAGCTGCCATGCCTTGCGGATTGCGGCGCAACCAATATCCCATGCCGCCTTGATGTCCGCCCAATGGATGCGGTTCGATTTCGCCGCGTCGCCCATAGACTTCTGCAACGCCTGTGCCATTGAGCCGACTTGGGCTTTCGTCGCTTCGATTCCGGCGGCGTTAAGCGCAGAAGTGATGCTGATTCTTATCTGCTTGTTTGCCATTGTGTACTCCTTCAACATTCGCCAGACGGTAAAAAGAAAAGCCGCGCCCGGAAACTCAAACGGACGCGGCAAAAGGAAGGAAGGGAACGCAACGCAAACTCAAGCGGGCGGGTCTTGCGCCTTCTTCTCATTCCGCAGACGTTCGGCGATCGTGTGAAGGGTCGCCAGATAGTCGGCATGCGCCTTCGTGCTGGACTTGGTGAGTTTCATCCCGGCTTCGACATGCGCCTCGTACAGATAGCCGCGCAAGCGCGACGGCGTTTGACACATGAGCTCGTCGTAAGTGAACCCGGTCACGGCGGCCGCCTTCGACAAGCGCACCTCAAGTTCCCGGTAGTTGGCGCGTTCGCGGTCGTCCGGGGTCATGGCGGCTTCTTGCTTCTTGGCGAGTGCGGTCTTCTCCGGGCGCACGTTGTCGCCTACCGAAACGTAGTACACCGCGTTGTCGACCTCTTCCTTCGTGGCGGTGCATGAGCCGATGAACACGCCGAGGGCGCATTGTATCTCTTCGGGGTCTTTGAGGTCGCGCAGATAGCCACGGTCGCGACCATGTGCGCAAGCGAACGCGAAAAGCCAGTCCTCGGTGGCGGTGTCGTCGGCGTACTGCTTGGCGTAGTAGTACCAGAAGAACGAGGCCATTGTCGGCTCGTAGAAAACAATACCCCCCGCGTGTGCATGGCGGGGGAAATTGTACGCGGTGGTCTCCGGGCCGTCGGTAATGACTGCGGCCAGCGCGTGAAGCCTTATGATGTCCTCGTCCGTCGGCTTCAAGCCTTCGGCGCGAAGATCGTCGAGGTCTTCCTTGGCAAGCTGCGAGAACATTACGCCGCTTCCGTGCCGATGAGGTACTTGGTGGCGGTGGCGGCTCTGGTGATGTACGCCGCGTCGCCGTCGGATTCGGACGGAGCCGTGGTGACGGTAAAACCGCCGTCCTGTGAAGCCGTGATTGCGCCCGTGCCGTCGCCGTCGGTCATGGTCGCCTGTACCTCGATGCGCCCGTGGCCAGCGTCGGACGAAACAGGCGCACCGGCGACGGTCTGGACGTGCGGGTCGACCGCGATGGTCGTGTTAATCTGCGTGAACTTGTCGGACGCGGTAAACGCCCCGACCACGTCTTGAGCCTTGGAACGCGGCGTGAGGTCGATGTTCACGGGATACGTGCGCAAGGACTTCGCCCCCGCTTCGACTTCGACACCGGAGATGGTGACAGTCGGCGGCGTTCCGGCTTGCGTGTTGACGGCGACAGTCGTCGGCATGATGTACTTCTCGCCGTGCTTGAACACCGCGCCGAGCGCGATAAGCACATCCGCCTTCTTGATTTCGCCTGTCACCGCGTATTCGACGGACGGGGCGATAACGTCGCCGTAAACGTCGTGCGCGACGGTGTCGCCGTAAGAGTTGGGACACTCCGCGACGGAAGACGTGCGGCCGTCCTGTGAGGACTTCGCGGTCAATCCGGGAAGGTCTCCCCAAAAATTGACGGGTGCGCTGAATCCTTTGTTTGCCATGTTGTTTTTCCCTTTCTGTTAAGCGCGGCCCGTAATGGTTGCCGCAAAAGTGACAGTCCACGACCCGCCGTTTTCGTCCTCTTGGAAGTCCGGCGGGTCGCCTTCGGACAACTGGAAGCCGTCGGCGGCAAAACCGTCGCCGCAAATCTCCGCGCAGTTGTCACCCCTTGCCAAACGGTCAAACACCGCCCATATCGCGTTGTAGTTCCGCTTGAACAGAACGCCGCCCTTGTCGTCGTCGATGGAACAAGTGAGGATGGCCGAAACGCCGAACGTGTAAATCGGTAGCGGCTCGGCATGTTGCCCTGTGATATGGACGTTGATGGCGATGCCGCTTGACGGCGTTTCGTGCCGTTCTCCGGACATGGCTTCCAGCAAGAGGGAGTAAACCGGAACGGAAGCACCGGCGGCTTCGATCGCGTCGCGGAGTTTTCGGGTGATGAGTTCGGCGGGGGTCATGCGAGTTCCTTTCGTGCCTTGGCGATCCCTTTGTCAATCTGGCCGTCAATGTAGCGCGTAGCCGCGGACATTGCGTCGGACAGGGCGGTCGGTGGTAGTGCTTCGGTGATGTAGTCCAACTTGTTCACAATCAGCACCTCGATGCGTGGATTCGTGCCGGAAACATACTCGCGCAGATAGCCGTCGGTCATTCGCGCGTCTATCTTGGTTTTCGGATTGCCGCCGGTCTGTTCGGCGCGATTGAAAAGCGACTTCATGAACCAGCCCCACGAGTGCTTGGCAAGTCCCCAGCGCGTGATGGCGCCGTGCCGTCTGCGCGCGTCTGCGCGTGTGTCCGCCGGTTTGACATACGCCCATTTGTCGGCACCGCCGCGCCGGACGATCTTCCAACGGCGTTGGGGCTTCTGGTTCTTGCCCTTGGGGGTGATGTACTTCGGGCCGGGGCCGTCGTACTTGGTCACGGATTGCAGCGGCACGACCTTCTTGGCCTTGGCCGTTCGGGCGCGTAGGCCGCGAACGAGCGCGATTGTGCCGCGCCGGATGGCGACGGCTTGCGAGTTGCCTAACTCTTCGCGGTAGCGGTTGCAAGCGCGGGTGAAGCCTTGGATGGTAGCGGTCGGCAAGTCTGCCGAAATCTCAAACACGGCCGCCATGTCGTCACCCCTTGGTGCGGCATTTGAGAACATACCAGCCGCCGTGCCGCGATACGGTGGAAACCTTCAAGGTGACAGGGTGACAGTCGGGGGCGACTTCGATTGTGTCGGACACTTCCGGGGCGGTGACTTCGGGCCAGTCTTCCGCGCGGAGCGCGACAAGGTAAACGACGGCGTAAGACGGCGCAAGTGCGTCGGCGAACGTGTCGGCAGTTCCGGATTCAAGAACCAGAACGGAAAGAGGATGCTGAAAAGAGCGAACCGCGCCGTCTTCGCGCCGCTTGCCGCGATAGGTTGCGCTATTGCTCCCAAACGTGTCGGACATGCCGACGGTGTAGGTTGCGCCGATGGGGTCGGTTTTAAGGGACACTACGACGCGAAGGGAACCGTCCAACTCGACGGCCGCGCCCTTGTCCAGTTCGGGGAAGTCGGCCGCCGTCGCAACATACCGCGCAACCTCGGCCGGGCCAACTTCTGAAACGGCCTCCGCGAAGTCACGCGCCGACGACTGCACGACCTTGCCGCTTGCCGTGCCGTGGCGCATGGTGTGCGCGGCTTCCGGCATGGTGGCGGCGATTGAGCCGATTACGTGGGCGATGTCTTCGCGGATTCCCATTTGCGTTTCGCTTTCATGATTCCCCCGGCGGCGAAGGACGATCAACACCGCCGGGGGCGCAAGGTTAGGCGTGGACGCCCGTCGCAAGGCCGAAGGATTCCGACCTCTTGATGAGAATGTCGGAGTCCTGCAACGCCACAAGGCGGAGGCCGCCGTTCGTGGAGTTCGCGTAGGGATCGACGATGATGTCCGTGCCGCTCCAAAGGCAGACCGTCAGCTGCGTGAAATCGCCAAAAAGGAGCTTCTTGGCGGGCATGAGGTTCGCCTCGACGAAATCGCGCCCGATCAGCTTGTTGGTCGCCGTGTCAAGCAGACGGGTAGAACCGCCGATTGCGCCGACATTCTTCGCGTCGGACGCCGCGCCGTCGGTCAGTACCTCGTAGTCGCGGGTCTTCGCCAGTTTCGCCCAAACGCCCGCATCACCCACAAACTTCATGCTCGGCTTGTAGGAGTTCGCAATCTTGGCGGCGGCGATAATGTCGACGATCTTGTCGAACGTCGGCGCATTACCCCACGCCGTACCAGTAAGCGCGGTGCAAAGGCCTCTCGGCTGGCCGTCCGCTCCAGTACCCTGAAACGCGGCGGTTTCCAAACCGTTCGCGCAAGCGTACATGAGCCACTGCAAAATCTTGGCCTGTACGTCGAACGACGACTGAAGGAGCAGCTTGCGCGTAATGTCGACATACGCGCCGTAGGTGTGCGGCGTGGCCGTGATCTGCCCAAAGGTCGGGTTCTTCTTGGGGGCGTTTTGGCCCTCAGTCACCCAACCGCCGGAAATGCTGCCGCCCTTGGGGATGGCGACGTTTCCGACAAGCCCGGTAAGCACTTCCGCGCCCAACTGTTCGCGAAGGACAAGCGCGACGACAAGAGCCTCGATGAACTGTCCGGCAAGGAGCAGCGTCTCGATCACGTTCTTGCCCGCGCCGCCGATCCCGGTAATGCCGCCCGCGCTGGAGTCGGTGTTGTAAGCCGGGGTGCCCAGCGTCAGTCCGCCGTCGTTGGCGTTCGCCGCCGCGCGGTTGCCGATGAAATCGGGAAGGAGGATACCCTGCACGGCGCGACCCGTCTGCTTCGCCAGTTCGTCGGAAACCTCGCGCTCGAAACCGATGTCGATGCTCGAATACTTCGACTCGGCGACCTCTGCGTAGTAGCGCAGCACCTTGGCGAAGTCGTACTTCTGGCGAATCTTCGTCTTGTCGCCCTCGTCGATCACGGCGCGGGCCTCGTCTGCGGGCTTCGCGGGCTTCTTCGCCAGTTCCGCAAGATACTTCTCGCGGCGGTTCAGGAGTTCCTCGCGGATTTCCTCGAAGGAACGCTCCGAGGTGAGTATGTCCGCGACTTCCTCGCCGCTGACGTGTGCGGCGGAGGCAAGTTCGCGGATTTTCTGACGCTGTTCAGGTGTCAGTTTCATCGTTGTTTGCCTTTCTCCAACGGCGGGAGCCGTGGTTGTTGCTGTTTTAGGGTGGCCCGCCTCGGCGGTTTTGCCGTCGTTGCGGTTCTCGGTGGTATTGGCATTGCGGCCAACGCCGATATTGGTGTCTGCGGGGACGTTCACAAACGACGCCTCGTATGGCGTCCAGTTCGTGACGCGGAAAATCGGAAGCCCCGTCTTCGCGTCCACGCCGTCGCGCTTGTACTCGTTCACGATGTAGCCGACGGACATATTGCGCTTTATGCCGTCAAGGGCGTCGGCCTCAATGTCCCGCGCTTTTTGGGAGTGGCCGAAACGGATCGTGCCGACGATCTTGCCGTCCTTGACTTCCGGCTTGTCCATGATCCCGATCTGTTCGCCGTAGTGGGTGTCCTGAATGACAAGCCCGTCACGCATCCGGGTGTCGTCGATCTCCCCCGGCTTGTGGCCGAGCACTTCTAACGCTTTCACCCATTCGCCGCTTTCGGGGTCTGCCATGTGGCGGATGTATGGCGTCTCGGACGAAATCGAGCAACGCACGACGCGCTCGGTCTTCTTATCCTTGCCCTCGCCAACTTCCCGCGTCTCGACGATCCACTCGGCGGCGCGGTACTTGCGCTTGTCGTCCTTCGGCTCGTCGGCGCGGACGCGCCTGTCAATCATTCTTTTCTTCATCGTTCTCCTTTCCCGTCTTCGGGGTATTCTCTACCTTTAGCGGATCGGTCAAAATCCCGGCGGCCTCTTTCTTCTTCTTCAGCCGCTTCTGCTCGGCGAGGTTCTCTTCGTAGTCCGTGCCGTAGTCTGCGGCGATCTGGGTGTCCGTCTTCCAGCCGTGGGCAACTGCGACGGCTGCGGCGTTTACGTCCTTCATCGGATCGACCCACTCCCACGTCCGCCCGCGAAACTCATGCTCGACAAGTCGGGCGTAGTCGCTCGGCAAGTACGGCGACGAGGCGCGGTATTTCAGGAACGACGCAAGCCACGCCCGGAAGACGGGGGCAACCAGTTGTTCGATCATCTGGGCTTGTAGCGTCCGCCAATGATCGCGCTCGGCAAGCGTCCCGGCGCGGACGGACGAAAACGAAACGCCCGCCCAATCGTTAGCAAAACAGGCGTACTCAAGGCTGAGGCCGCTTGCCACGTCCCGAAGCATGGAGTTCTTGAAGTTGGTCAGTTCGCGGTTCGGGTGCGTCGGCGTGACCGTCTTGTAGTCCCATCCCTGTTCGAGCATGATCTTCGTGCCGGGTTCGCTCGGCATGGTGAGCGCGGCGGATTGGTCGTCGTCGTACTCGCCGATTTCGCCGCCCTGTCCGGCGGGCGCGGTATAGACGCCCGTCGTGTTGGATTCGTCACGGGCGGCGACAAGTTCGGCGACGTTGTACTCGTCGAGCATCTTCAACTTCTTCAACACGGCATGGCCGAGCGGTATTCCCCGCGTCTGCGTTTCGTCGTGCTGCGTGTAAAGGTGGAGAATGTTCGCGGCGGGTATGCGGACGACGGGCTTGCCGCCGATAAACGCCGCCGCCGGGTCTTCGCGCTCGGCGCGGAAATAGTAGGCGACGGGGCGCAACGTCCGGCGGTCAACCTCGACGCCGTTGCGGATCGCGGTCGCCGTGTCGTTGAGGTTCATCGTCTCGTCTATCGCGTCCGGGCGGATCACGCGCAACGAAAAGCCGTAGTCATTCTGGGCGGCGCGGTCGATCAGAACAAACGCCTCGCCGTCCCGCGCCCAATTCGACGCGCACAATCGGCAAATGGCCGCGAACGACTTGCGGCCCGTCACGTCGGCCCGTTCGGGGTCGGTCGTCCACTTCCACCAATGGTAGGACAGGAACGCCGCCGCTTTTGCGTCAACCTTCTCGATGTTCGTCTCGCGGCCCGGCAAGGGCTTAAACTTGAAACCGTCCCCGACGACGTTCGCGACGAAAAGGTCAAGCCAACGGAGGTAGTGTTCGGAGTTCTTCTCCATGTCGCGGGATCGCTGCCGGATAATCGCAAGCGCGGCGGCGATTTCCGTATTCGAGAAACCGCCGTCCCATTTCCACGGGGCCAGAATGCGCGAAACCTCCGCCGCGCTGAATGAGCGGACGAGCCGTCCGTTGTGCGCGGGCTGTTCCGGCTTCGGCTTCGCGCGTTTGAAGATATTGAAAATCACACGAACCTCACTTTCATGAATTTCGGCCCGTTGGTTTTGGGCTGCCCAGTCTCGTCCTCTTCGGCGCGTCTGCGCCAGTAGGCAAGAATTGAAAGAAGGTCGGCGTAGTCCTTGTAGGTGATCGAAAGGTCACCGACGGTTATGCTTTTGTTCGGGTTGTTGCCGTAGTTCTGGAGGGCCGTCTCGACGGCGGCGACAACGGCGCGGTATTTGGAAACAAGCGGGCGAACGTAAACCGCGCCGGACGCAATCGCCTCCGTCCCGCTTGCCGTGGTCGCGTACACGATCCATCGCGTCGCGCCTGAAAAGCCCGCAAGCGTCTCGGCGGTCACGGTCGCCGTCCATGTGCCGTCGCCGTTATCGGTCGCGGCGACTTCGGCGTTCTTCACGCCGTCCGCCAGTTTGACGACAACGGCGGTCGCGCCGTCCGGGGCCGTCCATGTCCCCGTCAGCGTTTCGCCGTCGAACACGGCGCGGTCTGTGAATTGTCTTGCCATTGGTGAAGGTTCCTTTCCTCACCATTAGCGCGGCGGTCAAAATCCCGGCGGCGTTTCGGGCGTTCCTCGCGGTTGCGGTATTCGTCGGGCAAAATGTCGCGGGTGTCGTAGTCCATGTTGCGTTCCTTTCGGATCAGTAAAGCCGCCCGCCGATTGCGATGCGGTGTTTCTTCTTTGGCGTAAGCTGCGGCGGCGTTCCCGTTTCGGGCTTTTCCGTTCCCGCTTCCGGCGGCGGCGTTCCTGTTTCGGCTTGCGGCGTTCCCGCGCCGACGATCTTGCCGCCGATTGCGAGGCGCGTCTTTTTCTTTGGCATGGTTTCTCCTTCCCCTGTCAAACCTTCCGCGCCAGCAAGCGCGTAGCACATGGCAAGGCAGTCGCCGAAGTCGTGCGGGTTCTTCGTCTGCCACTTGTAGGCGTACCGCTCCTTGCCGTCGCCCGTCGATTTCACCTTGGTCTTCGCCTTGAGTTTCTCGTTCGCCACTTGGACGGCGAAACGGTAGTGGTTGGCGTTGCCGTCGAAGAGGGAAAGCCCGCCGTCCGCGCCCGGCTCCGCTCCCCACGCCCTGTGCATCTTCTCCTTGTACTCGTCGGCGTTCCACGCAAGCCAACGCCGCCCCTGCGGATCGCGGCACAAAATGGTCGCGTTCTTCTCGCTGCGGATTCGGCTGCGGACGTTCGGGTTCCAGTTCTGCCCGGCGCGGCCCAACATGGCGACGGCCTCGATCCCAAACTCGGCGGCGACGGTCGGCGCGAACGCGGTCACGGTGTTGAATTGCCGCCCGCCCGCGTCTATGCCCCACTTGTCGATGTGGATTCCCTGCGCCACGATCTCGCGGGCGTGTGCTTTCAGGGCGGCGAAAAGCCGGGCGTTAAACTCGGTGTCGTTCAAGTTCTCCGGGATTCGTATGCGGGTGACGTGGTAGGACGTGACAAGCGCAGTCAGCCGTATGTCGAATGCCGTGATCGCCGTCGTTATTGCGTAGCCCGGATTGATGTCCGTTGCGGCGGCGGTGAAGACGGTCGCGGGCGGTATGGTCTTCGGCGGAACGCCGCGCCGGACGCGGGAGAG